TAGATTTTGTATGTCTAGTTGCAGTGTTGCATCACTGACATTGTTGTATGCTGCCTCACTCTCTGCGTGTAGTACGATTTCTCCTGTTGATGCCGTATTGAATTTTAGATTCTTCAATTGCTGAGATACCACCCTCTCTACAACATCCTCTATTAGTTGTTCAAATGCAGATAGGAATTGAACACCATGATACTCGAAAAATTCCTCGACATGGTTCTCCTGTAGCGTCAGAAGATTGTTCACAGCCTTGAACTGCGCATTCTGACTGTCGTTGATTTGGTTAACTATCTGACCATTACTCGTACCGAATACACCCACTACTCATCACCTTCCTCTTCCTCATCCACTATCTTCGTACCGGCCTTCAGTAATGATTGTATCCTTTCTGTATTTGATTTCTGTTCTATTAGCAGAACATACAATTCTTCCTCTCTAGAACTATAGTCCATGCTTGGTGGTTTTATCGTCCATCCAGCAGCAGATAATGATTGTACGTCCTCCATCCTTAATGTCTTGAGAGGGCCGGAGGATATTAATTTCTTGGGAGACGGAACATAGGAACTGAAACTCAAACCATGCTCATCTGCTAATATCTGCTGCTCTAGCATTTCGTATTGTTTGTACATCGTAGCGTGTTTCTCACAGTAGGTTCCCTTCATCGGATACCCCTTCCTTACCTTGTGTAGTGGTATTCCGGGCCGGTATGGGTCTGATACCTCCCATACCTTGTGACTGCCACATACAACACATCTGTCCTTTATGTTGAACAGATGCCCATACTTCATGAACAGGAATCGCTTCTTCTCCGGCATCAGGACTTTGATTATCTCCTTGATTTGCTTCTTGGGCTTCACTGCTTTGAAGTCATACTTCATCACACTGCCCGGAGCGCGAGCCAATTTGTCTTTTGGCAGAAAGGCATTCTGCTCTACAGTCGTCGTTCTTGCGTCAATAAAACTCTGTGGGTTAAATTGCATAGTCATTCTTTCACCTCAATAATCATCAATCATTGTTAATATTCCTCTGTAAACCATCTTTGAATCGGACTTGGCACTCACTATGTATTTGAAAACGGGAATGCCCTTCTCATTAAGTTTCTCTATTCCTCCCTCGAATGCCTTGAATATCGGATGCTTGTCAATGTCCTCATACTGATACTTGTCTTTCCATAAATCGAACTTATTCGCCCATATACCTACTGCTGTTGGATAGTCAGATGTCTTCTTCTTCCCCTTCTTGTTTATTACATCCCAGTATGGAGAGCATATTGTATCGACTAGAAAGGACCACGATAACTGCTGCTCAATATCATAGTGCTTGCTCAAGTGCCTGTCGTCAATCATGAATATGACGTATCTGACATGGCGTTTTCGCATATCCTTTATCCATTCCCCCCAGTATAGTGTCTCTCCACCTACATCTGCCGTCTTCACCGTATGTGCATTTCCGTCTATCTTGACATACTTTCTAGTCGCTCTCTTTAGGCCAACGGTTCTTTCCTTTATGGTGGGGACATCACCTCTTGTTCTCAGTTGATGATGTAGTGTCGTTTTACCAACCTGAGTCGCTCCATACACACCGAAGTTTATCGCGTGTAGTTTGCTGTATAGTTTACCAACTGCTTCTACAACAACGATTGCAAAACCAGCCATCAACGACATTTCAACACCTCAGAACAAATGATGCCAAAAGTCTAGCAGTCCCTCCCATACTCCTGAAAAAATGTTGATTCCTGATAAGGCTATCATATGCCCTACAAGGAACCCACATACTGTGGATACGAATCCCCAAAACCAAAACCTGAACCTCATGAACATCAGGTCTGCTGAATGCGCTCTCTGCAAGTCATATGCGAGAGTCGATTCATCGATGCCCATCAATAGTTGGTCTAGCATGTTCTCACTGTTCAGTCATCAAGAAGGACGGATTTATCACGTTCTCATCGACAAACTGCTGTGGCTGTTGAATTGCTGGCCTGAACCTGAACTCTTCATACTGACGCATGGACTCACGGACTCTCTTGCGGTTCTCTTCGTCCTTGGCCTTTCTAGCCCAATAGGTGTTGATGCTTCTTTGTAGTAGAAAATCCTCGATGTACTCGTTCAATACCAAATCGAATAGGGATTTTAGTATCATTATACCCCCGACTGTTAGTACACCAAATAGAATCGCTAGTGTGTAGGGTCCGTAGATGCTCATGAACTCCGCACCGAATGTAGCGAAGAAGTATACGTTGACACCACTCACAGCACCAACGAATAGAATCGTCATGACAAGACGAGTATCATCTTCAAATGTGTTATAACTCATATCAAGCGAACTCCACAGAAACAGCAGCAGTGCCGGTTATCTCTAAGTAAAGCCCCCCATCTGCAATTACTCCATGCATGTCGTATTCCACAGCGACTTGTTTGGAAGCGTCAAATGCTAATCTCACAAGTTCTGTTCCGCTTGCTGCGGTGTTGTTGAATATCTTAATTGTGCCTGTGCTACTGAACCCCGATGCATGTACGCTAATTAGTTTACACCTGTCGTTTGATATTACCGCACTTGCTGTTTTTACCCCACTGGAATTACATGCCATGCCTATTCCTCCTTGGTGGTGGTTTTCTTAGTTTTCTTTACCTTGGGTTTTGGAGAAGCATCCTCTGTCTTTTTCTTAGGGGGTCTTCCCCTCTTCTTAGGAGCGGGTTTTTCCTCTTTTACTTCAGGCTCTTTCTTCTCCACGACAGGCTCTTCTTTCACTTCAGGCTTTGGTTTTGGTTTCGACTTTACCGAGGAAAGTTTCTTTGGGAAATGTTTGGTGACAACTGCATCCAATGATGGTGCGCCCTCTAATTTTAGGATGATGCGCTCTAGGTCATTTGTAGCAGCGAGTAAATCAGACTTGTCTGATGCGTCGAATCGATATGAAATTGCATCGCCCATTACATATACGGCGTATGCTAGAGGCATATCTACCTCTTCTGACGAAGTGATACTGTATGTCACTCCGCCTCTTCTGAGTATTAAAGGCTCATCTCTTGATTTATTCTTCAATTTTAGTTTAACCATCTAAATGCACCTACAATTATGTTGTAGCCCCGCCCCTCCTAAAAAGGAGGGACAGGACTAAACTTTTCGTTGTTCTATTTAGAGATTCCCGTAAACACGGACTCTAACAAACCCTAGGTCGCTGTTAGCAGATTCAGCACCTGTAGATGCTACAGTACCGACAAGAGCGAATGATGTGCTGCTCTCATAAGCACCTGCTGCACTCAGTTCCACTACGAATCTGTTCAGGGCAACGCCCGATGCAACTTCACAGCCAGTAATCATAGCAGCAGTGATGCTAGTAAGTCCTAGCGATGCTGCTGTGATTATCTCGCCATCCTCAGTGTATGAGGAAATCTCGATGTTAGCATCCACAAAGTATTCGTCACCAACAGCCCTTGGGCCAGTATAGCCCTTATGGTCTGCTAGCGCAGTCACTGTATGCGTCACTTAATCACCTCACGCACTCTTTATGTTCGTAATCTTGGCTTGTCCCTTGAAGAATGAACAGCAGGTTTCCCCGATTGTTCTGTACATTCCTTGGTTTCCGAGTTTACCAACACCGAATGGGTTTCCGTTAGTGATACCATCCTCAAAGTATTGGGTTGGTTTCATAACAGCAAGCCATAGGTGGTCAGTGTCTAGCAACAGAATGTCGCTGAGTTTGTTTGAACCAAGTCCCGTCTTTGTCATATCCTTGCATGGAATGATTGGGATGTCGTAGTAGGTAGCGACCCTAAAGCCGACCTCTGCACCCTGTACACCACGAACTCCGTTGTGTGTTGGTACGATTTCCCTTCTGTCCATGAATCGCTCTTGGGACTGTAGTAAGTCGCCAATAGCCTGAACAGTGTCATATCCAGTTAGCATGACCTTGGTGTTTCCACCGTTCTCACGTACTTCACGGATAACGCTGTTGAGTAGGCTTAGTGTTAGTAGCCTTGCGTCACCTGCTGCATAACTGCTTCCGAAGTTAACAACAGCGTCTAGATATCCGTTTCCTGCTGTGTTTCTGTCCTTTCCGAAGATGTTTCGCATCTCTTCACCCATTGCGCTCTCAGTGGTTCCGCCACCAATCATGTCAGCAGCAGCCATTGCTGCAATCTCATCGGAGGAAGAAACTATCTTCAAGAGCGAAGTGTAGTTAACAGATAGGTCATCGTCAGGTGTTGAAGTGTCACCAGCATCAGCACCGTAGTTCTCGAAAGGCATCAGAAGCATCTTGTTCTGAGACTCAGCATGATGCTTACCCATATCCTCACGGATAATTGCCCTAATGTCACCTACACCGTCATCAATGGCGGCAAGTTCTATACCAAGTTCTGTAAACTCAAACAAATGAGCCACAGTCTTTGGGCTAACAAACAGTTTATCGTACTCAGGAGCAAGAGCCTCGAAACCAGTGCTACCTAGTGAAGCATTCTCTGCAACACCACCGATGATAGCCGGGTCAGGAGATGTTGAACCTGCTGCTCCGCCTGATGTGACGCTAAACGAAGAGCCACTTCCACCTTGAGGACGGCTCTTTAGAACCCTCCATCCCGATGACGTGTATGGCCTCTTTGCTATCATGGATAGCGCGTTGACCTCTTGGTTAAGCATCGACCAAACTTTCTGTCCATAAAGGACGTTGTAAAGGTCTGCTGTACCAGTTAGTCCGGTAAGTAGCGAAGTACCGCTATCGTGTGCAGTACCAAGGCCACCCACTACGGCCTGACTCTTCAATAGAGCATTACCGGAAGCACCGGTAAGGCCGTATGAAGCACTCTCTAAATCTTTCATTGTTCTAATATATCCACTCATTTCTTTTCACCTCAGTAGTTCCCCGCCATTTTGTGTATGTCGTCCCACGACATGTTGGCGATATTCTCAACGGATTGTAGTACCTCTTCAGGGAGGGAAGGCACTGCTGCCTTGACGATTGCATCGTTCCTCTCTGTTAGAGATTTGCGTAGTTCAGCAAACTCTTCCTTTAGGGCAGATACTTCAGCATGTGCATCATATTCTGCTTTCTCAGCAAGAGATTTCTTCATGTCCATCTCTTCAGCAAATCGAGCCTCGAATTGCTTGGATAGAGAATCGTATGCTAGTTTCTCCAATTGCTCGGCTTTGTACTGCTCATACGCTTTCTCTACGTTCTCGATGGATAGGTCAAGAGTGGTGAAGTCACCGCTCTCAAGTCCTTTAGCAACTGGGCCTAGTGCCGCTGGTGTTGCTGCTGGTCGCCCTGCAACTACGACTTCCTCACCTGCTTCGTCTCCCGACTCGCGTGGTGTGTCGTCATCCATTGCTTTCGCTTCTGCATCCATGTCCATCATTTCTTCTTCTGTCTTTTCTTCTTCACCCATTGCTTTCTCATACATGGCTTTATCATCCATCATGGCTTTATCATCCATCATGGCTTTCTCGCCTTCTTCCTCTTTTGAAAGGGCATCAACCTCTTTCATTAGGGTACTGAGTTCAGCAAGGGCTTTTTCCAACTTTTCAGTCAATTTTTCACCTCTGTCTTCTTTCAATACGTCAAATTTGGCTTCCGGGTTGATACCCTTCTCACAAATTGTGACTTCGTGTAATTCGAGTTTGTCGATTTCATTGTACTCCCCAAACTCGTCGTTGTTTCTCTTCTGCTTCGATAGTGCTTGACCACCGATGCTGAAGGAACGTAGGGTTCCCTTTCGGATTCCCCTTGATATTTCCTTGGCCTTCTCTATGTCATCTCTTAGTTTGATGACAACATAGAACCCAACGTCATCAACGTGGGTCTTGTGAACAGTTCCGTTGGTATCTCTGTAGGACTCTATTACCTCACCAACCTGTACGTTGGAATGATTTGACATGACATTCCTGAACTTCTTGTCTTCCATGAATTTCTCTACAGCCTCGTTTAGAGCCTTTAGTGTTATTAGGTCGTTTTGCTTGTCAACTACCTCTATAGAAGCATAGCCACCTATCACTAGATTATCGGACTTTAGAATAGAGAAGTCTGTCTCGACTTGCCTAACAATTCTAACTGGCTGCTCTAGCACGATTGCGCTTATTCACATTTATGGTATTTAATAGAATCGTCAGTTAACCTTAGATAGTGTTAACTTTTTATTCCTATCTTTAGTTATGTCAATTAAACCATCATCCTCTGATGAATCAAGCATCTCTTGTTTTATCCCTGTGAATACCACCCAAGAATCCTCACCGTCTATCGGTACGACCCTAGCATGTAGTCTTGTTTTGAACTTGTCACCATCTAATCTATACTCATGATATCCGTGTCTTTGTACTCCAAACTCCACATCTCCTTCATCTAGTTTGTATCCGTTTTGTAGATTCGTGGATATCTCTGCGGGGTATTTATTGGATTTACCGAACAAGTTGAATATATCCTCATCGTTATCTATGTCAATAGTCCAACCAAAAGTCATATCATCATACATCAGAACCAAGTCTAGATTGTCATCCTCTCTCTTATTGACAACGAACTTTCCCATCTTCTGAGTAGCATCTTTCGCAATCACCTCTTCATTTTCCTCGAATGTGTCGTTTGTCTTGTCATACACGAAATGATTCTGACTCATCATCCACTTCTTGAGTTTCTGTTGGTCGCCATCGAAGGCATATCCCTCAAATTTATCTTCGTGTTTATCCTTCACATATTCTAGGATGTCCTTGTATGTCGTTGGTGTTCCCTTTTCTTTTAGGAATTGAAATATTCCATTCCTGAGTTCTGAGCGTATGGTCTTGATTACCTCGGTCAATTCCTCTTTCCATATATCTATGTCATACAGAGCATTCTTAGCCATCAGGTCATCTCCCTCAATCGCATACACCTGAAAGCCGTCTAAGTCCGATTTGAGTATTATTTCCGCATCACCATGTATTCCATCGGTGACTATGGCTTTCTTTAGTCCCTCCATCCTAACGGAGTAGTCCTTTGATTCCTCTATGAGAGACTTCTTGCTCTCATCGGCTAATATCTCCAATGTCTGTAGTTTATCTGATTCCTTCACTTCAGGTATCTCTATCACCTTGGCGGAATAGAGGGAGTATCCCTTTCCATTTCTTCTCACCTCGTCTACCTTCACTCTCACAATTGAACCAACATCAACAGATTCCTTTGTATTCAATGCCCTACCTACAGGAACATATGCGACATCATCCATTTCCACTGTCTTGTTCTCTCTCGCCTGTTCTGCTGTGACTGGTCCTATGCCCAAGGAATACGAGAAGAGGTTGCTATTCGTCTTCTTCTTGTCTAGGACTATAACATCCAAGTCAACGAACTTCTTCCACTTAATCCACTTGGGATTCTTCTGTATTCCAACGTAGTAGGTTGATTCTATGTCCTTAATTACCACTCCCTCGGATGCCGGTAGTTCCATTATGTCCTTCGAGTATTTATTCACCTCTTCAATGGAATCTGCTATCCTCGTATCTTTCTTGGAGGGAAATGCTAGGTTCTCTGATGAGTGTTGTGAGTATTGGTAGAACAGGATGTTTATTCTCTCTCTGAGAGGCTCTTCTGCTACAACCTTATTCTCATGATACATTATATCGAACACATGCGCTCTGAGTTCTAACTCAGGAACTTCCTTCTTGAATACATGAGATACGACATCAGCACGATGCACATCCTCTTTTCCCTTGAATCCAACTAATTCAGCATCTAATGTACAATTACCGAAATGTCTCTTCTTCATCTCATCGACTTGCTTCTTGCATTTGTCAGTGATGTCTTTCTTGTTGAATGAGAATATCTTGATGTCACTGCCCTTCTTGTGTATCTGAATTCTCATCCCATCATACTTCTCTTGCACTACGAACTCACCGGAAAGACCCTTGATGTACTTCATATCGTCTATCTCGAATATTCTGTACATCGGTTTGTTCGGAATGTAGAAATCAACCTCTGATTTCTCTTCCTCTGACTTCTTCAGTTTGTTGTCTAGGGCAACTAGGTTCTTCCACTCTTCCTCTGTATGGTCCTCGAAGTAGAGTTTCTCTAGTTTCTTCATCGCCGCTTCTACCTTGTCTTCTACTCTTTCAGTGTCTTTACCCTCACCATAATGCTCCATTATGTATAGGGCGATGTCATCTACTTGTAGGTCCAATCCCCTGTATCCTGATGTTATCTCATCCGGCTTCAGTCCTTGACTCTTCCATGCCTTTTCCTTTATTGGTAGAGTCTCGCTTCTTATCGCGTAGTGTAGGAAAGCAATCATCATGCTCTCATTCTCCAACAACTCATCGAGAACATTTTCTCCGAGTTGCTCACTGAATGGGTCGCTTACCTTCCTCGATGAGAATCTCATTCTCTTGATATCATCATAGAGTTTCTTTGCTTGTATGCTGGTAGGGTTCTCCACTTCCTTGTCAAAGAGGTATTGGTCATCAACGAATTTCTTCATCTCGCGGGTGAAGTCATTCAAGTCATCGAATGTTTTCCTAACACTCTTGACTGCCTTTTTCCACTCGTTCCTGTATTCCTTCGGGTCTTCCAATGCAGAGAGATACGAGAAGCGTATCTTCTCAAATACATCAAGAACTCGCTTCGTAAACGCTGCGTCTTTCTCAAACGCAACTCCTGAAGTGGTCATATCTTACCCTTCTACTACTTCGCCAGCATCAGGATTCTCTACTTTCTCTTCTTTGGGATTCTTCGCGGGTCTTTTCACCTTGACCTCTTCACCAGTGACATCCTCTCCTTGACCTAGATGCTGATAGTGGTCTAGTGTCTCCTTTGCCTTCGCTACCATCTCTCTTGCTTTTTCCTCAATCGTCACTTTCTCCGGTATCATTCTATCACCCTACGTTCTCCACCATCTTGTGTATGTCATCCCAAGACATCTTGGAAATGGTATCTCCGATAGGAACACCATTAGAAGCCATATTTGGCGATGGAGTGTCAACAACGACATAACCTGATTTCATCAACAGGTTATCCTTGTCGTATACGGCTTTTTCTAACTGCTTCACTTTATCGACTAACTCTTTCAGGAGTAGCATCATCTCATTTTGTTCTGTCATTTCAAGTCACCTTTCTTCTTTGGGTAAATCATACTTCGTATTTGATTGTATAGAGTCTCGTAGTCCTTCCTCAATTCAGCGGCACTGGCTACTATCTCAAGATTCTTTTCCTCCATAGCCTCTAGTTTTTTATTCTCGCTCTTTTCAACCCCGACTGATTTTACCGTCTCAAGCAGGTTTCCTAGTTTGGTGAAGTCCTGCCCGAAGAACTCTGTTGGTTGTGCTGCCTGTAGTGTCTTCTTGACACGCTTCTTCATCTTGGGGTCTAGTTTCTCCAAGAGCGGTGAGTTTTCCTTTCGTATTGTTTCCATCCAATCACTCATTTGCCTTCACCTCCCTTAACGCTGCGTCTAAGTCGAAGTCACTACCCACGGACAACTCAGCCATAGCCATGAAATCAGTTGCATCCTTGTCAACATATAAATCTAGTTCTTTAGCAATAGCCACATATGGCTTTAATATCTTCACAAATTTATTGTTCGAGGATAGTCGGCCTTCTGCATCTAACTCATCTAGATAATCTACAATCCCCTCAATGACACCTGATATCTGCTGCTCGAATCCCAACAGTTTTTTCTTATTCTCTTTCAATTGAGCAGTCTTTGCTCTAATCTCAGGTTCTAATTCAGATATTCTATCTCTCAAGAGATTGATTTTCTTCCTGCCTTTTTCCAAGTCTTTCTTGTGTTCTTGCATTTCCTCATCTGAGGGAACATCATATTGTCCGAGTTGTCTCAATCTATCTAATTGTTCAGGGTTCATATCACGATATCGAATATGTTTCTTGGATAGTCTCTCTAGAGAATCCTTCTCCTTCTTCAACTTCCTCTTGTTCTCTTCCATCTCAACGAACTCATCACTGTCTTCCAATGCATCTGTCTCATCCTCCACTTCCTTCTTCAGTGCTATGAGACTCGCTGCTCCCTCATCGTTGTCTAGGTATTTGAAATCACTAAGTTTCTCTAGGTTCGAGGTTAGTTCGTCCATTGTCAGTTTCACAGGTTTCATCGTGGTTAGTATGTCCTGCCTCATTCTATAATCGACTTTCTTACGGCTCAGTTCAGGTATCTTGCTGTGCATCTCCCTAAGCAGTTCATATCCGTCAAGGCCACCAGCATACCTCTTCGATAGTTTGGATATCAGTTGTAATGCTATTCTCTCAGCATCATTGAGTTTCTTCTTAGCACCGAGTCTCTTTTGCAGAGATGGATATACGTCGAAGTTATCCAAGGTCTTGACTGAGAACATATCGAAATCCTGTATCAGTTCTCCCTCATCGCGTGGTATGCTTGAGTATATGTCACGGCTTTTCACGATGTCTCTGTATATCTTCTTGGTCAGTTCTTTCTTGTCTGAATACTCATCTAGTATCTTACCTATGAGTATAGAATACTGCATCAACTTAGGCTCTTTTTCCTTCTCCTTTCTTCCTGTTGCCATCTCAGGAGTAGGTTCCATTTGTCGGGCTTGGTCCTCGGCACTGTACGGGCTTTCCCTTCTCTTAGGTGTAGGAGCAAAGGATGTGACTTCATCTCTTTCTAGAACATTCTTGGGCTTGTCCACTTTCAAGACAGAAGCCCAATCCATGTCATCACCAAGGGATGTTTTCTTTCTTCAACGGCTTTCTCTTGGGTAGTGTAATTACGTCGGGTATGTCTCTTGCGCCGGGGGGAGTGTTTCTCTCCTGTCCCGGCTCAGGACCAGCATACATGGAATAGTCACGGTTCTTCGTGACTGTATCTCTATGCTCTGCCCTCTGTCGCATCTCTGCTACTTTCAATTCTCTTTGTAGTTCCTTTACTCCTTTCTCTGTCATTCTTCTTTCCTCCTATCTTGTTCTGCGTATAGTGCTTCTAATTCTTCCTTCCATTGCCTTACTATTTCTATATGTTCTAAGTCCTTCACCATAGCCGCAACGATTGCCATCAGCCTACCCGCCTCTCTGTTCGTGAATCAACGTTTTGATTTCCTGCTTCTCTCGGTAGTCCTGTGAATCTCTTATCAGGACCAGTTTCCATAGATGGTTTGTTTCTAGTTGCAGGTGGATTTTCCTGTGGTTTGCTCGCTGCCAATAACTGCTGTTCCTGTAATTGTCCTAACTGACTTGCATCAATATCGGTTCCTGCGAATGGGTCCGTCTCTATTGCCTTGTCCTCTTCCTCTGCCGGGCCTTGTTGCTCAGGCTTTGGCTCAGGTTTGGAGAATAGGAATCTTCCCTCATCATCCATATCAACCTCGAATCCTAGATTCTTTATCGACGCTGCAACATTGACCTCAATCTCTCTCTTCCTTAGTTTGGCAATCTCATCCTCTTCCTCGGATGGTGGTAGTTTCAAATCCCAATCTGTTATTCCGAACTCTTTCGTTATGTATGGGAAGACGTAGTTGTTCCATATCGTCTGAGCCATCTCAACTGCTCTGTTGGTGACAAGTATCTGCATACCCTCGTTGTTCAACCCTCCACTGGAAGAATTGTCTGCCATGAAGATTTTACTTACTCCATAGAATGCGGATATCCTGTCTCTCAAATCATCCTTGACTGAGATGTAGTCCATCTCCTTGAGTGAGTCCATGAATTTAATCCACTCGACAGAACCTTGACCGCCTTCTCCCTCTATGCCCATGACAGGTATGAAATGCGGGTCTTTCTCCATTCGCTCTTTCACACCTCTCCAAAAGGACTTCATCGATTCGATGTTCCTTGTTTGAACAGCGAGTAGTCCTCTTGGCATCCTCGCCTTCGTGTATGATGAGTTGACATAGTTATCCATCGCAATCAATGTGGTAATGGCATTGAACAGGGTAATGACCGGAGAAAGACCATACAGCCTACCGGGTGAGTATTTGCTGAAATGCAAGACTTCATTCTCAAGATAGTATTGCTCCATGCCATTCACCCTGTTCACATAATGCACAGGATAGAGAGAGACACCTCCACCACATGTCTCGCATCTTGCTCCGGGGTCTTCTGTGATGAAGTCCCTGTGTTTTATGCAGGTGAATCCCTTGTTTCCTCTTTCTCCCATCTCATCGGCATATATGTGCATAGTCACAGGGTCGCCTCTGAAAATCTCCTTTATCCTGTGCATACGAATAACACCATTATTGTCCAAGAAGTATTCCTTGACCATGACGAGGTATGCATCATCCATGATGTTGAGGTCGTCTTCCATTTCCTTCAGAACCTCGATGAAGAGTTGCTGTGCCTTGTTGACGCTTCCATCTATGAATTTCTCTATGTACTTGAGTTGCTTAGGGTCAGGTTTTCTCAAGTCCGTTGAACCACATTCCACACACTCATCAGTGGGTCTTTGATGCTCCTTCCCACAGGAGTTGCACTTCCTTGTGAATCTCTCTTCCCAGTGATATCCCCTTCTGAAAATCTCATTTTTTAGTTGCGTGATACAAGTTCTGAGAACTACAGATTGATTTGCGACATGGTAAATAACGGGTGCTGTAATCATGTATGAAACATCTTTCTCCTGTATGCCCGGATTGTACACCTTCCTGTCTCCGGGTTTAGGAGTAGTTCTCCTAAACAGGTTTGTTATGGAGAATCTTCTTCTTTCCTCGACCATTCAAATCACTCTTCCTCTTCCTTGTTCGGTCCCTTATGCTCAAAGAGAAAATCACTGGCATCATCTAGACTTGACCACTCATCCTCGTCCAAGTCGTATTCCTCCGTGATTTCCTCTAAGTCATCGATGGCATCATCCAAGTTGCCCTTTTTGACCGTATCCAACTCACTCATGAGATTCATCTTAGTGTTTTCCTTGTATTTGGCTATGTTGTCCAAGTCTATATCATATCTAGCCCAATCGAACTTTCTGTTATCCTTGTGGTTCTCGTACTTCATCAACTTGAACAACTCTGCAATCCTAGGCTTTGCCCAAGACTCCTTCTTGTATCCCTTCTTTATCTTGATTAACTCCAACAGTATGTCTGCTTGCTCCGCCTTCAGTTTGAAGTGCGGTCTGCATTTCGTCAACAGGTCATACACATCCTTCTGCGAGTAGAAGTTCAATCTGTTTATCAGACGGGTATCCTGTGGTGACTTCTCATCTAGATGCAACCTGCCGCCTAGTGATTTCTGCATCTCCAACATGAATGCCTTGCCCCTGTCGCCAGTAGCGACTAACCCAACCCTAGGGTTGTTGTTCTTATCCATCGTGATATATCCATCAGAGTCGATAAATGCAGCAGTGTATGCATAGATGTCCTTCTTGATATCGTCAGACAACTTGAACATTTGACCATTGACATTTGTTATGTTCATCTTCTTCGTCATATTGGCAATCATAGGGGCTGTGGATTTTCTCATTAGATTGTCAGGTAGTCTGTCGTGTATCTCCCTAGATGATATTCCGGGTGACTCGCATACCATCTTGGTTATCGTATCGGCCAATACATCTTTGACAGTCTTGGTGTTGTAGTTCTTGTATATGTTCTTGAACTCCTTCTTGGAGAGTGCCATCTGCTTCGTATGCTGTGCATACTCAGGACCGAGGGATGTGGACTTCCTGAATAGTTTGGCCTCCCAATACTTGCATACCTCATCCACTAGTGCAGCCCTAGTCTCATAATCGTCTATCTTGCTTATTTTTATCAGGTCGGATTCCTTGAGAACCATGTCCTTGACAGCGGGTTTGTATTTGCTAATCCAGTAAATCGCATCTATACTCTTCTCCAAATGGTCACTGTATCCGTCAATCAGATTATCGATTGCCTTGGTCATCTCTATTTTCTTCTCTCCCTTGAGGGTTCTCCTGAACATTCTCATCTGCTTGACTATATCGGGTATGTCCTTGCCTTCAATCTCGTATCGTTTTACAACGACATCGAGTTTTCTACGAGCATCAGTTAAGGAGATTGAGTTCTTCTTGGCGAAGTTCTTGACGATGTTCTCATGACTGTCAAGTGATTGCTTACTCAACCAAGTTTTCTCTAGTTCAAGGTTGTCTCTTATCTCCTTTTGTTGTTCCTGTAATTCCTCTTCTTCTTCCTTGAGGTCGGCAAGTCGTCGTAGTTCTGCTGCTGTCTCACTCATTTTCTCACCTCTCAGAAGTTAATCCCCATCATTCCTAATCCACTTTGTTGTCGTGGCCTCGGACCAGTATCGAAGATATCCAAATCATCCAACAATATGAAAGATTCTGCCTGACCTTGTGCTGCTGCATTTGCCAAGGCCAGCCCCATGACTAAATCATCATGCGCCCCAACACCCTCGAATCTACCTGAATCGGTTATTGAGAACATGGATAGTTCCTCGATGAGAAGGTTCGTTATCTGCCTACTATTGTTATCGCCATACGGGAATCTCATCTTGCCGTTCTCTATGTTCATCTGTAGATTCAAGATTATCTCCTGCTTCTTCTTACGAGTCGTATCGAAGTCCTTCACATTCAAATCAGATATGTTTCTCAACTCCTGTGTGAACGCCTTGGCGAAGGTATTCGTTTCATACAGGATTTGCTCAGGCTCAAATATCTTCCCCACCATTCTGAGTTTATTCAGATTCTCCCTGAACTCCACGTTCTTAGCCCGGTCAACATGAACGACGGTTTTGTTTTTCTCTTCATCCACCTCTAGGACAACGATGACATTGTAATCTCCATCAGTGGATATTGCAGGGTCAACCCCGACATAATACTTGTAGCCCTTTTCTTTCCGATGACCCAGTTTCAAAACGTAATCCTTGTTCTTGCACTTCGCTACGAACTCAGGATTGAACAATGCGGTCCCTGTAGATATTGGAACACATAGATACTCTCTTGTGAATTTCAAAGAACCTATCTCTGCCTTCCTTTGCATCAGCGCATCATAGTTCCAACGCTCAGGCCAAAGCGGTTCATTCAGAGAATTCAGACAAGGATACTTGTTGACCGTGTATGCCTCGTTTTCCTCCAACTGAGAGAATATGTCGGTGTATGTGAATGGTGTGCCAATCATCCTCAATTTTGATGTATGGTGAAGTGTCGGTATCATATCCCCGAAGAACCAGTCAGTCACTCTCTGTATTCCTGACATGCTGAATTCCTTCAGAGGGTCGTCAATGATAATCTCCTGCGGGTGAAGTCCACGAATCTGAGAACCGACGGAACGCTCTAGAATCGCGTTGCCATTGGTGAGTTGTATGTTTCCGATGGCCCAACCCCTAGACGGCTTGTATGGTTTCAATGCTGGATGATTGAAGTATCGGTCTATCTCTCTCATGTGAACGAGTGTCTGCTTTTGGTTCGATGAGATGTATAGCATCTGATATGGTGGCTCTTGGAACACTAGGTTCCATACCACCCAACTGTGCATGAAGACCGATTTGCCGTGGTCACGACTACAGACGATTACCGTTCTATCTGTTGACTCCATGTGTTCGAGCCATTCTTGCATGTATGGTGGGAACATCTTTCCCAATAGATTCTGAAAAAAATATGGAAAGGAATTCTTCGACAACTCCATGTCCATTTTCGTGACGAAATCTAGGTTCTCTAACTCCATGCTCACCACTTGACTTTATCAGCCCAATAAGCAGCAGAAGTCTTTCCTCTCTTTATGTTCTTAGCATGGCGAGCCTTGAATGATGCTCTCTTCTTTCTTCTCTTGCCCTTGGGGTTTTTCTCTGTGACAGTATCAGCACCCTGTTGACCGAAGCGAATGGTCTTGACTTTATCGCCATCTCTGACTACAACGACATGGGATTTCTTCGGATGCTTAGGGGTTCTCTTTGGTTTGCTGAATCCACTCACACCTGCTCTAACTAATGCAGGGTGACGTTTTTTCTTTTTCATGATATCAAACCAAGTCAAGACATCACCTCCCTAATATATGCCCTACCAATCATCTCACCTATTTGCTTTCCTACTTTCTTGTCTGATGGATAATGCACACCCATCTCGACTCTAGCATCTGATATCTTCTCAGCGACACCCATCAGTACCTTCTTCTTATCAGGGAACTTGTGTGCTAGTGCAACGGCGATTCCAAACGATTCTATCGAATGACCACTTGGGAAG